ACAATACACAATCTTTATGATAAGATAATGAACGATTGATAATAAAAGGGTTGTATTCTTTTTCTGTCAAGTCATCAACAATTAGTTGTTTTTTACCTTGTAAAATTTCTTTGACAAAATCAAATGGGCTCATTTGTGTATAACATCCTTATTATTATCAATCCAATCAATTGAAGGTAATTTAGAATAACCATTTGAAAAAATATACCAAGCATACACCATCATTCCTGTTTTATATTTTCCATCTGATCTCAAAGGATCTCCCAACATTGGATATCTTGTAAAGACATAAACTTTTTCTAACCCATAAGATTTGTCCATGTATATTTCATCATGCCTTTTTTTACCATGTAAATAAGATAAAGGTAGTAAAAAAGCAAACTTTATTTTGGCTAATTTTTTAGCTTGTTGAATGAAATCCAAAGCAATTGAAAAAGGAGGATTAGTTATAATATAATCATACTGTTGATAATCATTTAAAAAGTTTTTATCTATATCATATGAGGTTATGTTTTGTTTTGGCCATTTATTTTCTAATACTTTAACTATAGCTCCAGAACCGCAAGCAGGTTCGCATACATTTAAATTGGTGTTAAAATACTCTCGTTGTAAAAGGTGCTCGGTTATACTATAAGGAGTTTCATAGAAGTCAGATTTTTTTCTTTGACCCATATTATTGCAACTAAAGTTTTTGCCTTTTTTATTTGCCATGTTTCTCCACTATTTCTTTAATAGAAATGTTACATATTTTTTTCATTATACTATAAACTTCTTCATAAGAAAAGTTTTCTTCTTTTACAAAAACAGAAGCAATTTTTGAAGGATCTTTCACATATATTTTATTTCTTGGTTTATATTCTGTCAAACCGTCAAGTCTATCTATAATAGAAGAACCATTTTGAAAATCACATCCAAAGATAAACATAACAAAAGGAAAATATGATAATTTTTTACAAAAAAGCCTCAACTCACAAAAGTTTTTATAACTTCTTTCAATAGCATTTCCTTTAGATTGTTCTTTTTTGCCTTCTTTTTTTCTTAAATTATTTGTTCCTTGTTTTTTTGCTTCTGAAATTAATATTGGATATTTATTTTTTCCAATTATAAGGTAAAGTGTGCCTCCATCAGGTTTTATATGTGAAGAATCACATGAAAATTTATATTTTTTTATACCAATTTTTTTAATTATTTCAGTTTTAAATATTTTACTTTCGTGGATAAAAGTGTAATTTGGATATTTTTTTTCCAAATATAATTGAACATCTTTAACACATTTTTTAACTACATTTTCTATATGTTGCGCTTTTTTATTGAAAATAGCTTTACCGCCACCAATTTCACTAATAGTTTCTCTTAATCTATCACTTTTCATTTTTTGTCCTTATACAAACTCACAATTTACCATAACTTCAGTCAAACAAGCGACTAAATTAATTTCCTGATCTGCAACAAATGCGGCTTGATATTGATATTTCGCCAACACGACGACGGCAACAGGAATACTTGTGGGCTTTAAATATTCACCAAATCCATCAAATATTCTTCTGTAAATCTTTGAATGATCTGTGTCACTATTGTTTGCTACCCATTTCCTGACAGAAGAAAAATCTTTTTTCTTTAATATAATCATCAAATCTTTTATGATTCAACTAGGCCCAATGAATTATTTCGCGTATTTCCATAATGGTATATGGTTAGTTCATTTTTGTCAATAGATTTTATCTGTCTCCAAGGATCAATGATAATGGAACCTTTAACGAAAAGATAATTATTAAAATAAACTGGCCAACCAAGAAAATACACTTTCGGACTTGTGGTATCTAAAACTTCTTGATCATAATAAACATTATAGCCAAGCAATTCAATATAATGTCCTACAAGTATGGAAGGTGAGCCCTCTAATTGATTTACATTTGGCTTAAATCCCGTTCCTAATATAATCACTGGCATGCTCTTTGGTACATTTATAGTCTCAAAGAATTTTGCCATGTTACGAGCTTGTTCTTCTCGTGTTTTCATAATTGCATTGAATAAATCATAACCTAAATTATGTTTTTCTGCAAATGAGCGAAGGGCAATATTATCTCTTGGATGACATCCTCCACCATCGCCAAGTCCAGCTGTCATATATTTTGGTCCTGTAATACGATCTTTAGAATGTTTAAGAGCATCGGTAACTCGATCAACATTCATATGCCCTATTGCCATAGCTGTATCTTGAATCATATTTACAAGACAAAGTTTAGTCGTGATAAATGTATTGTAAAAAATTTTCATCGACTCCACTTCTTCCCACGTTCCTATTTCAAATCTGGTGCCATGCTTTTTAAGTATGGGCCTATAAAATTCCATAAGAAGTTCTACATCTTCAGTTTCTTCGCCGTTTTCAGTGCCAATCATTACCATTTCTGGATTTTGCATATCCCATTTAACTGAGCCTTGTGCTATCAAATAGGGATTATAAATGAATCTTCCATTATTAATGACGGGTGCTATTTCTCTTCTAACAGTGCCAGGAAGCATAGTGCTTATCATAACAATAAGTGTGTTATTGTTTACATATGAGTCCACTTCTTTAGTTACAGATACAACAACACTATAATCAAAGTCTTTTGGTGGCAAATGACTTGTTGGATAACGACCATCATAACTTTTATCATGCGCGGTAGGGACTGCTATAAAAACAATGTCCTTATTAGATACTGCGGTTTTTAAGTCATATTCCATTTTAATGGTGGTATTTTCTATTTTGCGTATATCATATCCGACTATATCATAATACTCTGAAATAACTTCAGCAACATCCTTTCCAAGTTTGCCAACGCCAACAAACGCACACTTAGGATTAATAGGAACTTCGTAAGCTTCAGCAAAAGATTGTAAAATTGATTTAAGATTCTTCATTTTTCATCATTCCTTTTCTATTATTTTTTCTAGAGACGTTGTTTTACTATTCTGCATAATGTACGCATATATTTTAATCATATATTTGAATGACTCTGGATAATTATCTGGATTTGGTATTTCTGTAGTAAAAAATTCACTCAGAATTTTTTGAATCTCATTAATTTCAGTCATATATTTTTACTTTTTTTTTGATTTTTTTTCGATTGCTACATCATGCCAAAATTTAGAAGCTGTGCGAAGCAACTCATTAGACCTTCTTATATATTCAAGCTCCTCTTTTATTATAGAGCAATATTTTTCAAATAAATTTTGATCATTATGCCAACTTGAGGACGAAGGCATATTTTTTACAAAATTATCAATCAATTCTATTACTCTATCAATATGAGGGCATGTATTTGGAGGTATTACTGGTTTATCCTTCATTACATTAAATCCTTTAATATATTAAACATTATATCAAGATTTAAAAATAATGTCAATCATATTAGAAGCCCATATAAAGTAAATTTCCATTCGAATCTATTTCTTGCCATTGCGCTTTAAATGCGCCCAAATTAGTCGTGCTTTTTATTTGTGTAAATCCAGCCTTTTCAAATCGCTCATTCCACCATTCTTTGGGCTCACGAATATAATGCGATTTATCTAATTCATATGCAGGTATAACATATTTTCCATTATTTCCTAATGGAATAATTGCAAGAACGACTTCGCATTTACTTTTAAGTATACTTAGCTGTTCATCTATTTTATCATATGGAATATGTTCAAGTATATCTTTACATATAATATAAGTACAATAACGAAAATTATCTGAATATGGCTTTATAAGAGATATATAATTATTAACTTCTTTTGGTGCTTTTGAAATGGCATATTCAGAAATATCAACACCATATGCTTCTATTCCTAATAATCTAAAAGCATGAACTAAATAACCCTTTGCACAACCAAAATCCATAATAGTATTTTTGTTGCTTTTTTCGTTTGCTATTTCTTCTAAAAAAACATCGTTAGTAAAACTATTTTTCCAACGATTAGGAATGGGAACAATTTTCCGTTTGGCATAAAATTGTAATCGTGACTTTTCCCACTGCTGCAATCCCATGGAGGCCTCACGTTGAAATTCACATACAAATCGATAAGCAAGTGGTATCGTTAATTCAGGAAGCCATGAATAGTTCTGATAAAGTGATTTACCAGATTGAGGCCCGGATTCAAAATATACCTTATCAAAAAATTTATCATCAATCATTTTTTTACCACAAAATTACTCAGACTTTCAATTTTATACGAATTCTTCATGAACTAACGGCTGTTTAAATTCCTCAAATCTATCTATTTTGCCATTTACAAAGTCATCGAGCATATTAACATTTTCAGTAAATACACAACCTTTACAATGTTTTTTTGCATCAAATGGTTGTTCTATCATACCATCTATATATTGCAATACATCTTTCGCTTTACAAAGTTGCCATTGTTTTGCAAAATGAGCAACTGCTCCATTTAATACAACTGAATCACATGGATATACAGTTCCTCCATCTACCTCGCTCAGATACGGTCGAAAATATGATTGATGACACTTAGAAGTTTGTGGCGCGCCGTGTATTTTATATTGATGAAAATATCTTGTATCATTAACTTCTTTTAAAATTTCGTCAAGTTCGTTATGCTTTCTTATAAGATCGTCTTGTTCCAATAAACAATTAGGAAGAAGACGAATATATTTGGCGCCGCATTTATCTGCTACCTTTGATATACGTTTATACATTTCAATTTTGTTGACAGTATCCTCTGACTTTTCATGATCAGATGTAAATACACTTGAACAACCCACCACACAATCATCACTAACTTTATCGTAAGGAAACATTATTTTTTCTTCCCAATTAACAAACATATTAATAGATACTCTAACCCATGAAAACATTTTAAGTACATCATCATTAATACGTCTTGTGAGAGTTCCATTATTAATAAGAGCTACTTTCAGATTTTCTTCATCATGAATAAAACGGACAAGTTCATTAAAATGTTTGTATCCAGTGGGCTCACCACCACCAGTTAAAATTACTGCCTTTAATCCACGAGTCTTTAAGTCCCTAACATATTTTTTGATAACATCAAAATCTATGCGTTCGTGTGTGTCTCTATATGTAACAGAACAATATGGGCATTTTAAATTACACGCGCCTTCTGGAGATATGTGTGTGGAAATAACAGTATTATGGCCGCCTGATTTATATTCAAGCATTTGATTCGAATGCCGCCACCACTTTATTCCTGTTGACGTGTATTTGTGTTCTTCTTGACTTTTTTCTCTTATCATATATTTTTTCCAATCTGCTTTAACATTTCTATTGGCATAGAATAAGGCTCCGCTTTATGAATGAGATGTTTATACTTTTCTGATATCTCTAAATCGGTTGTATCTGGAGTCCAATTTAACCATTTGTCTTTATACCATTCATGAGATGGTATTGAGTCACCAATAATTGAAGAAAAATTGATAGCAGTAAGATGTTTATACAACATTGTTTCATTACTAAAACAAAATCCAAAATTGTAATTTTTTATATTACTTGATATATATTTTTGTCTTTCGTTATATGTTCCAAAATTTGTTGTAAAATTAATTTGACGTTTAGGTTTCCATATAGTAGGTCCTATACGTGGGCGAGAAGGAATTATCCATGATTCATTTTTCCATAATTCTATTTGTAATGAACTAAGACATGGCACTTTGGTTTCTTTATCAATTTGTTGAAATAATTCTTTAACATCTGGTTTATAAAATATCATATCAGGCTCAATGAATAGCACACTGATGTCATCAAAAGATGTATCATGATAATTTGATGGCTTGAATTTATTAATAAATTTATTCATACACATATCATAATATAATCTAAACTGATTAAGTGGTGTACTTATTTCACAACGAAATGTTATTATTTTTTCATCATACCATTTATTCGATGATTTACTGCCAAAATGAGTGTAGATAAATTTATCTACGTTTTCATGTAGAGCTGGCATAGGTATTTCTGAGCCACAATAATTTACAGTCTCTTTATAAACCCATGGATATAAGGAATATATTACAAAGATTTTGTCAACCGCATCATAAATTGATTCGATTGATTGCTTTAGAAATTCTATGCCGTAATGAATTCTATATATTGCTATTCGCATGTAAATTTTTTACAAAAAATTGTTTCTAGTTGTTGTGGCATTTATATTCATCAATAACATTTTGTAATTTTTTAGCATCCTGTTCTCTATTTATTACAGTTTGCTCAAATAAAGATTTATCATCTATTCTTGCATCAAAACCTTGAGCGCCTCGATTTCGTTTTGTAGTTTCATCCACTGATGATTTATTAACCGTAAAATGAAGGTGTTCATTTACCACATTTGGTATGAAGTGGCAGCGATTAACTCTTTTTCCAAGATCAAATATCCATGTATCATTATACAAAAATTTAAAAGGTAAATGTCCTGGTGTATAATATCCAAGAGTTTTAATCCACTTATATGATACTATTGGAAATGCACAATGATTTGGGCCATTAATCATATCTTCAAACCACATACAATAAATTTGATCAGGATATTTTTCTATTTCTTTTTCAAGTAATACGTCCCAATTATTTGTCCTATACAACATATCATCATTGCCCATAATGACAACATCAATATCAAGTTCTGTTACCTTTTCTATAAGAATGTTCCAAGATTTAGATACTGATTGTGGTGGACCTGTACAAATAAAATCGTTTTTAAAAAGCGATCTTTGATCATAATAACTTTTGTATGCTTCTATTCTAGGATCGTCGTTATCAATATAACTGCATGTATACACACGATTTTTATTAGAAGCAAAAGTGTGCACTGATCTAATAAAACTATCAAGTCTTCCAGGTCTTTGTCTGGAAGGAGTAAGTATACCTAATTTCATTCTTTGTGTTCCAGTTTTTTTGGTAATTGCCATCCTTCAGATTTGAAAATGCGTTTAATTATCTTTCTAGTTTCTATATCTGCAAAAGAATTGGGCATTCTTTTCTTCTTATGGTTTCCAATAATCTGCAATCCACGGTAATGGTTGAAACTCAACGCCCCACGGATATGTTGTTTTACTAATGGCTTCGTGCGGCCTAGGCGTTCCATGAAAACATATGATACTTGTATCTTTGTCTAAACCATTTTCATATATTTCATACTTATACGATTTTAATCGACCTGGATATTTGTGCTGTAAAAAATCTGGTCGAATAGGCGAAGATTGATGTTTTAAAATATCATTAATATATTCACCATCACCACGATAATTACTTAATATATACTGACGATGTTCAACAAACTTTTCCCAAATAAAATAACACTTTGTAGGATTCCACGCCATTACGCCTGTTTGCAAAACATTCTTATATATTTCATTATTTTCAAAACGATTATTAACACCAAGATTTTCTATACCCATAAAATCACCATTATAATTAAGCAAGAAATTAATGTCTCCAGTGATTACAGTATCTAAATCAAAATATACTATGGAATTACTCTGAAATGTATTATGCCTTGAAAATAGATACAGTTTATTCCACCAACCTTTAATATTTTTTTCAAGAGGATGATAGTCTATATTTTCTAAATGTTTGTCAGTATACACTTTGAAATTAAAAGGCGTTGTGGTGTTTCTCGATATCATAGCCTTGAGATTATATACATAATCATCCGAGAATTCATCGCCCCATTTAACACACACTACATCTACCATTTTAAATCCACATGTCATCAAAATATTTTGCAAACAACATTCTACCGTTTTTTACTCTGTAGTAGTTTTCAGATGATTGTATAACATCAAATCTACTATCATTCATGTATTGTTCAAATGCCCAAATTATTTCATCTAATATCCAATTCCAACGTTTTTGTCTAAAATATGTATCATCGTTCTCAAATGTTTCTTCTGGTGCAATTGTGTTATCATTTTTTTCTGTAGTGCGAAGATTTTCTGGAAGGTCTTCATCTTGTACAATTGGCGTGCCAGTTGTTGCAACATCTTTATAACGTTTTAAAAGAGGAACTAAAATCAACGATATTGTATTGTCAACGTTTTGTACATCATATCTATCTATTTGTATATCTATAACGCGAGAAGATTTCCCCTTATTAAGAATCGGGCCTATATTTACTTTCATGATATTCTCTCATTTTTCTAAGAACGAAATCGTCCCAATTTTCTATATTTCTATTGTAATCAAATTTGTTCAAAGTTTTTGTATTTTTCTTTAGAAACTCGTCTTCCATCTTTAATGTGTTTTTGTTTTCTGTGGTATTTTCCAGAAATGTTTTCATTATAGAATCCTTCTTCTTCTAATACATTATTTACAAATTGCTGCTTAACCTCTTCATAATTACAATCGCCACGAGTTATGTGTAAAGAAAGAATAGTTCTTTTAAATTTTATTTTACCATATTTTTCTATGTCCATCAATAAATTTTCAGAACTGCCGTAATATTCTTTCCAATCCGATTCATTTCTTTTACGACGACCTTTTCCTTTTACTTTTCTTACATTATAAAAGTACTTTCTTCCTATATATTTTTTGCCATCAATGAGACTCATAATACAATATACAAATCCAACAAAATTTTCAATGTTTTCAGATTCAAAAGCTTTCCCATTAAATGTCCATGGATTATTATAACTGCTCATTTCCAATTAGTCATGAGAAAAAAAATCATTTTCATTATTTTCGTCTTCGTCTATTTCCTCATTATTAAGTTCGGCGCCACAAAATGGACAAAATTCAACTTCTTTATTCTCTTCATGTAATATTACAAATTCAGCATAGCACTCTTCACATATACCATACTGCTGACTCTTTTCATCATTTCTATTATAGTTCATAATTATCTCCTGTTAATTTGACCATACATCATTCCATGAACCAGTAAGCGCACCTCTTGCGTAATCGGTGGCACGATTTTCAAAGAAATTAGTATGTATTGGCGCATTAATCATAGATTCTACCCATGGTAAAGGATTTTTCTTTACTTTAAATACACCTTTCAAGCCCATAGATATAAGTCTCCTATCGGCTATATATCTAATATATTCTTTTACTTCGTAATCTTGAAGCCCGTCAATCTTTCCCATTTTAAAAGCAAGATCAACAAATTTATCCTCTAGTTCAACCATCTTAGTTGCAACTGTATATATTTGACCTTTTGTTTCATCATTCCAAGTTTCTCTGTTTTCTTCTACATACGTGCGAAACAATTTAATCATACCGTTCGCGTGCATTGTTTCATCTACGATAGACCAAGTAACAATCTGACCCATCCCTTTCATTTTACCATGTCTAGGAAAATTCAATAACATAATAAACGAACTAAAAAGAGCAAGGCCCTCTGTAAATGCAGATATTGCAGCAATCTTTACAGGAAGAATTGCACCGTTTTCTACTTTAGAGGTAAAATATTCATGTTTTTCTCTCATTGCATCATATTCTAGAAATTCATTGTAAATAGTCTCTGGCATACCAAGAGACTCAATTAAATGTGAATATGCTGCTATGTGCAAAGCTTCGCGTGAAGAAAAACTCATAAGCATCATTCGCACTTCCGGTTGAGGAAAGTTAGATAGATAGTTTTTTATGTAACCACTTGCCACATCTATATCTGATTGAGTAAAAAAGCGAAATATTTGAGTGAGAAAGTATTTCTCTTCAATACTAAGCTTGTTTTTCCAATCTTTAATATCTTCTATCATTGGTACTTCTGTATGAATCCAATGTGATTGTTCATGAGTCAACCACGCATCATACGCCCAAGGATAATTAAATGGTTTAAACGTTAATCTTGTATCAGTTAATGCCATTTTAATTTTTTCCATCCATAAAAATGATGATTTACGCTATTATACCTCTGTATAATACATTCTTAGATAAATTGCCTGGCTTAAAATAATTATTAATTTCCTCAATTGAATCTTCTGGATTACAAACGCCACACATAAAAATATCAATAGCAGCATATCGTTCTTCTGGCCATGTATGAATGCTGATATGACTTTCAGATAATACAATAATTCCAGTTACTCCATGGTCCTTTCCAAAATGATGAAAAGCATCTTTTAAAACTGTTGCTTTAGCTGATGTGGCTGCTTTTTTCAGACATTTTTTTATTTCATTTACAGAGCACAAGAATTTAGGATCGACATCGAACAAGTCTAGAATCAAATGTTTACCAGAATATTTTGTTGCAATAAATTCTCCAGACATAATTCGATCATATTTCCTCTGCAATATTGTTGTAACGATGGTCTATTTATATTCATCCTTCACATGCCAAACAAGTATCCTCATTTTTAGTAAGAGCAGATATGTCAATTTCTTTTATAATTTCTCTTTCAATTTGCTTTGATATTTTATCAGCACGACCAATCTTTTCACTTCGGCAATAATACATTGTCTTTAATCCAAGTTTCCATGCAAGAAAATGCACAGCATGTAAATATTTAATATTACTGTTTGGGCGGAAAAATACATTAATTGACTGAGCTTGATCAATAAACTGTTGACGGTCTGCTGCATGTTCTATAATCCACCTCTGATCTATTTCCATTGATGTTTTAAATATATCCTTTTCATAATCCGTTAAACATTTTAGTTGTTGTGCAGAACCGTCATTCGAAATAATATTTGACCATAACTTTTCGTAATCTAATGTATCATCCTCTTCACATTTCTTTTTTAATAAAATATCAAGATACTTATTTTTATTTAAAAATGCACCGCTAAGTGTGTCTTGGCGATAAGCATTTGCTCTCCACGGTTCAATTGATGGGGAGGTATTTCCCATAATGATTGAAGAAGAGGCATTAGGTGCAATTGCC